ACATCACACCCTAGTGACGCATTTCGTATGCTTGCGGTATCATGGAGCGAGGTCGCTGACAAGTCCCCAACATTGGAGCAAAAACCGCTCATGGTTGGGCCACAGAATACGGTGACGCTGAACGATATGTGGGCAGTCCACGATCGACAGACGTCGAGGAGAGCGCGGATATGAGTACCCTTTCCCCCACTCGGTATAACTACGTCGCCGTGGCCGCTACGTCCACGACCGCCTTCGGATCGGTTGGCGCGTACATTCAGCGAGTGGTTGTCAATGTCGCATCGAACACCGAAGCGTCGGCCATCCTTAAAGACGGCAACACGACCCTGGTGAGCTTCCCGGCCACGACCACCGCAGGCGTCTACAGCGTGGAGTTGAACGTCGCCACCAAGGGCGCGATCACCGCCACTTGCAGCGGTAACTCCTCAATGGCCGTCGTTGGCCTGTTCAGCGATTACGTCTAATGAGCAAGGCAGGACTGTACGCAAACATTCTTGCCAAGCAGGAACGGCAAGCTCGGCAACGTCGAGAAGGGCGCACGGTAGAGCGCACCCGCAAGCCTGGCGAGCCTGGCGCGCCCACCGCAGACGCATTCCGACAATCAGCCAAGACGGCCAAGAAATGACAGCAGCCTGGCAGCGCAAAGAGGGCAAGAACCCGAAAGGCGGTTTGAACGCCAAGGGTCGTGCCAGCTACAAGGCCGAGACGGGTGGCACCCTCAAGCCGCCGGTCAAGTCAGGTGACAATCCGCGCCGCGCTTCCTTTTTGGCTCGCATGGGCAATATGCCTGGGCCAATGGTTAAGAACGGTGAGCCGACACGCCTAGCCCTCGCACTCAAAGCCTGGGGCGCCGGCAGTAAGGCGGAAGCCAAAGCCAAGGCAAAGGCCATCAGCAGCCGGAACAAGGGGAACGACTGATGGAACAGATGATGAGCCGCGATCTCGAGAAATATCTCAAGACGATCGGTCAGTACGACAACGAGTTTGCCAAGTGGTCAGCTCGTACCAAGAAAATCATCAAGCGTTACCGTGACGATACTCGCGGGCAGACGCTCACCGAGTCGGCCAAATTCAACATCCTTTGGTCAAACGTGCAGACGTTGAAGCCTGCCGTGTACGCCAAGCTCCCCAAGGCCGACATCAGCCGCCGCTTTGGCGACAACGATCCGGTGGGCCGCGTAGCCGGGCAGCTGCTCGAGCGCGCGATCGACTTTGAAATTGAGCATTACCCTGACTTTCGCTCAACGATGTCTTATGCCGTTGAGGATCGTTTCCTTGGTGGCCGTGGCACCGCATGGGTACGCTACGAGCCGCACGTTGCGCCGATCGGCATTGAGGATGATGGCGTCAGCGTGACGTCAAACATAGAGCAGGGTGAAGGCGCTCCGCCGTCGCTCGAGCGTATCGAGTACGAATGTGCGCCCACCGATTACGTCCATTGGCGTGATTTCGGCCACTCACAGGCGCGCACCTGGGAAGAAGTCACCTGCGTGTGGCGCTGGGTCTACATGACGCGCGAGGCGCTGGCAGAGCGGTTTGGCGATGAGATGGCGCGCAAGATTCCACTCGACCAAGGGCCGGAGCCGCTTAACGCCTACAACGAGTCCAAGCGTACCTACAACCGCGCAAAGATCTGCGAGCTGTGGGACAAGGAAAAGCAAAAGGTTTATTGGTTCTGCAAGGGAATGCCGCAGATCATTGACGAGCGCGACGATCCGCTTGGCCTTGAGGGCTTCTTCCCGTGTCCGAAACCGCTGTATGCCACGATCACTAGCGACACGCTGGTTCCGGTTCCTGACTTTGTTCTCTATCAAGACCAGGCGATGGAGTTGGACATCCTGTCCGACCGCATTGATGGTTTGGTCAAGGCGCTGCGTGTGCGTGGCGTGTACGACGCCAGCCAGCCTGCGCTGCAACGCTTACTGACGGAGGGCGACAACAATGCACTTATTCCAGTTGATAAGTGGATGGCTTTCTCGGAGAAAGGCGGCCTTAAAGGCAGCATTGACCTCCTCCCGCTCGACACGCTCGCCAACGCCCTCCTCCAATGCTACCGAGCGCGTGAGGACATCAAGTCCCAAATCTACGAAATCACGGGTATCTCGGACATCATCCGTGGGACATCCTTCGCGTCGGAAACGGCGACCGCCCAGCAAATCAAAGGACAGTACGCAGGATTAAGACTGCGCGCGTTGCAGGAGGATGTTGCCCTCTTTGCGTCCGAGCTGATTCGCCTCAAGGCGCAAGTCATGTGCCTGCACTACCAACCCGAGACGATCCTGGCTTATGCCGCGGCTCAACAGATGACACCAGCGGATCAGCAGTTGATTCCGCAGGCGTTGCAGCTGCTCAAGGACAAGCCGCTACGCAATTTCCGCATTGACATTGCCGCCGATAGCCTAGTGATGCTGGATGAGAACCAGATGAAGCAAGACCGTTTGCAGTTCCTGCAAGCGTTTGGTGGTTTCCTCGCGCAAGCCCTGCCGGTTGGTCAGGCCAGCCCGCAGATGGTGCCGATGATGATGGAGTTGCTGCGCTTCGGTATGCAGGCATTCAAGGCCGCGCGACCGATCGAGGGTCAGATTGACTCCACGTTGCAGCAGTTGCAACAAGCCGCGATGCAGCAACAGCCTGATGGCGAGCAGCAAGGCAAGCAAGCCGAGTTGCAGCAGAAGGGGCAGATGGAAGCGTCAAAGATGCAGATGGAGTCGGCGCTACAGCAGGCCAAGCTGCAACAGCAAATGCAGATGGAGCAGCTCAAAAACCAGACGAAACTGGCGATGGAGCAGCAAAAGCAGCAGTTTGAGGCGCAGTTGGAGGCGATGAAACTGCAAAGTCAACAAGAAGCCGCTAAATATAAGGCGGATCTTGATGCCCAAACCAAGCTCATCATCGCGCAGATGAACAAAACCATGCCGACATCATCATTCAGCACGTTTTGATCAATGAAGCGCACCTACGTCTACATTGATGGCGAGTTTGTTGAGCGTAAAAAGGACGCCAAGGGGCGTTATCACTACGTCGTGCCTGACATCGTGCCGTACAAGAGCATGATTGACGGCAAGATGGTGACGTCCCGATCGGAACACCGACGCCATTTGAAAGCGCACGGCTGTGAGGAAGTCGGCAACGACGACCCGAGCAAGCACATTCGACGCGAAAAGCCGGTAGACACCCGTCTCGAGCGCATCAAGCACATGGTCAACACTCGACTGACCAACGAACAAGCGGATCGCATACTGCGCGATCTGCGAAGCCAGGCAAATTTCACCAATCCCCACAGGAGAGGCTAAATGGACGAGAACAATCCGGCGATGGAAGCGGCACGGGATGACAGCCCGATTGACCGCCGTGAGCTTTTAGAGGCAGGACTCGAGGCAGCCGAGAAGGGCGAGCCGATTGAGAGCGTTGTGCGCGATGCCGCAGGGCGTTTCACCAAACCACAACGAGAGCCGGAGCCGCAACAACAGGCCGAGGAGGCAGAGCCGCCGGTGTGGCGTCGCCCGCCGGCGTCGTGGAAAAAGGATTTTCACGAAGTTTGGCAAAAAGCCGACCCAAAGATGCAGGAATACGCCTGGCAGCGCGAAGAACAGATGCGCGCTGGCGTCGAACCGTTACTTTCCAAGGCGCAATTCGCTGATGCGATGCAGGAAGCGATTTCGCCGTACATGACGACGATCCAAGGCTTGGGTTTGTCGCCCGATAAGGCCGTTGGTGCGTTGATGGAAGCGGATCATCGCTTGCGTACTAGCGACCCGCAGACCAAGTTGCAGTATTTCATGCAGTTGGCGCAGTCGTATGGCATCAATCTGAATGCCGCGCAGGCGCAACCTGGTCAGATGCCGCAAATGCCGCAGCAATCGGTAGATCCGCTTGTGTGGCAATTGCAAAACGAATTGAACCAAGTCCGTGGCGAGGTCATGGGCTGGAAGCAACAGCAGGAAATGGTGGAAAATCAAAGCCTGCTCAATGAAATCAACCAATTTAGTCTAAAAGCCGAACATTTTGAGGATGTCCGACCGACGATGATCCAGCTCCTACAGAGCGGGGTCGCGCAGACGTTAGACGACGCTTATGAAAAGGCAGTTAGACTTGATCCGAACTTGTTTGAGCAGGTAACAAAAGCCCAACAGGCTGAAGCCGCCGCAAAACAAGCGAAGGAGCAAAACCGAGCAGCTAAAACTGCTCGCGCAGCAGCGGTGAGTGTCAGAAGCGCCACACCAGGCGTAAACACGGCTCCCAAGAGCAGCGACCGTCGTGCGTTACTCGAAGAAGCATTTGCTGAAGTCGAGCAACGTCTTTAATTAACTGATATAGGAGCATTCAAATGGCATTTGCCAACTCTAGTATCAGCGACATCATCGCTACCACAATCCAGAGCCGTAGCGGTGAGCTTGCTGATAACGTGACGAACAACAATGCGTTGCTTCGTCGCTTGAAGGAGCGCGGGAACGTCAAGACGTTCTCGGGCGGTAACGTGATTTTGCAAGAAATCATGTATAACGACCAAACCACCAACAACACTAACTCGTACTCGGGTTATGAAGTGTTGAACGTCGGTCAGAACTCGCCGATTTCTGCGGCGCAGTTCTCGATCACGCAATACGCTTCTGCGGTGACGATCTCGGGCCTGGAGATGATCCAGAACTCGGGCAAGGAGGCGATCATCGACCTTCTTGATGGTCGTATGCAGATTGCCGAAGCCCAGCTGGCCAACCGCATCAGCGGTGACCTGTACGGCGACGGCACCGGCAACGCGGGTAAGAACCTCACGGGTCTTGCTGCTGCTGTGCCGGATGACCCGACTGTCGGCACCTACGGCGGCATCAACCGCGCCGTGTGGACGTTCTGGCAGAGCAAGAAGTTCTCGGCTGCCGCTGATGGCGGTGGTGCGGGCGCTGTGTCGTCAACCACGATCCAGGGCTACATGGACGCTCTCGCTGTCCAGCTCGTTCGTGGCACCGACAAGCCTGACCTGATCGTTGCTGACAACAACTATTATCGGTTCTACCTGCAATCGCTCCAGGCGATCCAGCGTATTACCGAGAGTGGTTCGGGCCTCGCTGGCGCGGGCTTCGCTTCGCTCAAGTACTACGGTGCTGGTATGGCGTCCGACGTTGTGTTGGACGGTGGTATCGGTTCCTCAACGTACAACAGCGGTGCTGGCAACGCGAACCATATGTGGTTCCTCAACACCAAGTACCTGCACTTCCGCCCGCACAAAGATCGTAACTTTGTGCCGATCGGTGGCGAGCGGCAGGCCGTCAACCAAGACGCCATTGTTAAGCTGATTGGCTGGGCAGGTAACTTGACCTGCTCGGGCAGCCAGTTCCAAGGCGTGTTGATCGCTTAAGGAGGGCATCAAAGTGTCTATTTCTGTTAGCAATATGATCGGTGTTTCTCTTGAATACACCGATACCTCGCCCTCGTTCGCTGTTGGCACCGTTGTCAACTTGAGCGATGGCGGTCAAGCCATTTATGTGCAGGCCGCTTCAACCTGCGCTCAATGGTCGGCTGTAACTGTCAACGTCAACAACACGGTGGCCCCGTTGACCACGACCAACTCTGCCAATTCAAAGGCGGTTGGTTTTGCTCAAGCGTCCATTGCCTCGGCCTACTACGGCTGGGTGCAGTTGGGCGGCAAGCCGCGTGTCAGCGTGTTGGTCGGCTGCCAGCCGAACGTCCCGCTGTTCACCACCGCAACCGCAGGGTCGCTTGACGACGCTACGGTGACGGGTGGCTTGGTAGCGGGCCTTGTGGCCACGACCTCGGCGGCTTCGGCCTCTGCGGTCACCTGCATCGCGGGCTATCCGCACGTCGCCACGGGCGTCGTCGGGTTCTAACGATGCAGCCTCTGGAGATCACGGTACAGGCGGCGGGTACAGCGATGGAGCTTTGCTCCAACATTTGCTCGGCGCTTGGCCGTGGTCTGCCAGAACTGACCCCCACTCCCATTA